TTGGACATGATGTCGTCAAAATCGAACTTTTTACTTCGCAAATTTATTGATTCTTTGCAAGATGTCGTCTTCATTTCACAAATTAAACAATATCGCAAAGTCGCATAAAAGAAAAGACCACCAAACGGTGGTCTTTGTGCGTGTATAGACAACAGGTACAAAAAGAAAGGATTTAACCCAAAAAGATTTCAAACTTATTGTCGGTTGTCTGCAATCCGTCAACGTGTACCCACGCGTATTTTGTTGATTGCGGACTTTCTAATCTGCGAAACGCTTTCAAAGTTCCGTTTTTGATTAACGTTTCAATATCTTTATACAATTTTTTATTATCTGCGGAATGCAAATCGAACGCGATTCCCAAAGTATGCCCCGAACAATACGGTGTTGATTTTGCTTTAACAAGCGGGTCAACGTTTGCACGCAAACCGCATTGACTTAAACTTCCGCCCCTGTTCCAATTATTGATTGTTATTGCTTGTCCGTGATAGTCGCGGATTTTGTCTAATTCGCGCAAAATCTGTTCTTGGAAAAATCGCCAACAAAAAAGCGCGCCGTATTTTGTCGTAAAGTAGTTATAAACTTGTTTTGATACAAGTTCTTGAATTTTAAAATGTTTACAAATATACATGCCTATTCCTTTATTTCATTATGCTTTCAAGGTCTTTTATACGATGATTCGCAACGTTGATTTGTTCTTGCTCGACTGCGTCTTTGCGTTCCAATTCATAAACCCTTGTTATAAAATTGTTGTGTGCGTCAAGACGTTTGTCTTGCTCATTGAAACGGTGGTTTATAAGGTCTTTGAAACCCTCTAATTTTCCAATATATACCCCCGCCGTTAATACTTGAACAATCAAGCCGACAAGTGCGGTCGTTACCGCAATAATAGAAGCAATAAGACTTATTGACACTCTGCGCCCCCCTCTATTGCGTGGATTCCTTTTTTATCAAAATAATTTTGAAAATGTGCAGGTGTTATGCAATAAGCGGGCAAATTATAATATTTGCAAATTTTATCGTTGCACAAAGCCATATATTCGGAACAAATAAGCCCGTCGCGGTCTTTTTGCTTTCCATTTGTACCAAATATTGACGCTTTCATCAGGGCTTTTATGTCGCCCGTTCCGTATGGCTGCCCGATGTAGTTTTCAAGACTGCGAACTTTTAATTTCATCGGATAGACGCGAAATTCGTTCTTGTCTTCGATTTGTTCCCACAATTCGCGTTTCATTCTGCGAACCCCCGCAGGAACTCCTAATTTTTTAAAACCTTTTGCGTGTGATTCAAAAATCCACCATGTACCATAGCGGAATTTTAAACCTAGAACGTGCGTCGGAATCTCTTTTGAGTTCGGCGCGTATTCTTTTGAAAACTTTTGAATCTGTTTTGCTATGAATGATTTTCCATATTGCAAACCGATATATGTTTTTTTCTTGTCTAATAAATCAAAATTAAACATTTTCGCCCCCATGCCTGTTGATGTAGCCTTTTGACTTCTTCTTCAACTGTTTTTGTAACTTCCTATTCAAACGTTTTAAAACTTTGACATTCGCATTTGCGATTTGTTCTTTTACGTCGTCCGTCAATGCGGGCAAACCGTAAGTCATAGCGTACGCGCTGACCGCGTTAATTACTGCAAGCGAACCCGCTTTGCGTAAATCGTCAACGTTTTTTAATTCGTCCCAACGCTTCAGGACATTGTCCGCGATAAAATCTTCTATTTTTTCGCGCTTATCGTCAATTTTTAAGTAAAGACTTTTGAACATTTGAACCTACTTCCATACTTTTAAAATCAAAGACGGGTTTTCGCCCGTCCTATGATTTGCCCTGCCCGAACTTCGCCGAACTTTTGCGCGCCGTCCGTTGAATACCCGACCGCCCAACCAAACTTTTATAAACCGACTTTCGCTTCTTTGTACTCTTTGAAGAATCTTTCTTGCGCGGTTGCTAAGAAAATTGACAAAGTAATTAATTCTTGCATTGTCATTTTTTGCATGCGTTCTTCTGTTTCCGTACTGTCATAAATCGGAAGCGGGAATATATCAGGAAGCATAGCCCCTTTTTGAAGTAAACCCGCATAAACCGTTTCAGCCCATTTCGGTTTGTATGTGAAACCGTTTGCGGGATATTCTATCGGGGTGTCTAATTTTCGCTTATAATCTGCGTATGCTTGCGAATTATCTTCCCCGTTGATTGTTTTTGCTATTAACTCGCGGGAATATGCTTCATATTCCGATTTTGTCAAAAACGCTTCTTGATATTGGTATTTTTTGACTTTTTGACCGTTCATTGTTTCGACTTCTACTTCTTTGACATCGCGTCGAATATAAACCCCGTCGTCTGATAAAGAAACATCAATTTCAAGCGGTTTTGTGTTGCTTTCTGACATTCTGTAATTGATTTCCATTCTTTCCCCTCTTGCTTTCTTTACTTATTAACCGTTTACAACTTTGTATATTTACATTTGCTTTTATATGTTTTTGATACGCTTGAAAAGAATTTGTATCATCAAACCACCCTTTATATGAAACAATCTTGTAAGCACGTTTCAATGTTAATAGTTTTGTATTCCGAATTTTGCGGGCGGTTTTGCAAGCCCTCAAAAACGTACTTTTGCGAATTGTTGTTTTGCTTCGATAGAATTTGAAGCCCATGAAATCAATAAAACGACCATGAGTTTTTCCGAATTTGTCTGTATAATCGAATTTAAAAATTTGATAGTTTGACTTTAATTCAAGATGTAATATTTTGAATTGTTTTCGGATTTCTTCAAGAACCTTGCGCAATTCTTTTTTATTACTGCTCAATACGATAATATCGTCCATATATCGCATATAAAATTTGACTTTTAAAACTTCTTTCATGTAATGGTCGAAATCTTGCATGAAGAAATTTGCGAACCATTGCGACGGATAACCGCCGACCGTCAACCCGCCCGAAATTATTGTCCCGTCAGGAAGAAGTGCGACGTTGTTATCAATTACCCAAAACAACAAATATATTAAATCGTCATTTTTAATAATTCTTTCAAGTTTGTATTTTAAAATGTCTGTATCAATATTCGGATAAAAATGGCGAACGTCTATTTTCAAACAATATTTAATATCTTTCGGGCGATTCTTGATGAATTTTGCAAGATATTTCTTGCCAAAATGAACACCTTTATTCGGCAATGACCCGCAAGAATAAAAATAAGAACCTTTGACAATAATCGGTTGAATACTTTTCATCGCGATATAATGCCACCATTGTTCAGGTCGCGTTCTTGAAAATGACGGCGGGACAATAATTCTTTGCTTTTTAGAAACTCCGTCATATCTGATATAGGCTTTATGAATCCATTTTTTCAAACGTCGATTTTTTAAATCGTCGCGCATTTGTTGTTTTGTTTCTTCTTTATGCGCAATTACGTCTTGAACTTCTTCGCGTGTTGTTTTCCGCTTGCTTGCACAATTTAAAGTATAGTCCATGAAACTGTCGGACACTAAATCAAAATTTTTATATGTTTTCAAAATGAGGTTTTCCTGAATCTCTTATTAAATGAAGCCTTGCGAACTTTCGTCTTTTTTTGTAAATAACCCTTTGCGTCGTTTTATTTACTGATTACTAATACGCACCTCTTGTCGGCTAATTTTTGCCTAGTGGCAAGGGCTTTGACGTTGCAAAAAACAGAGATTCAATAAGTTAGCGACGCACCATAGTTCCAATTCGAGTTCGAAGCGACGTTGTTCACCGTGAACGCAAACAAACCGTTCAAAAGACCGTTACCAGAGTTCGAACTGCCACCACAGTTCAACACAAAGCCCCAAAAAATTAAATTGTATAAACAAGCGGGGGAATGCCCCCGAACCCCCTAAGAGGGGTTTTTATAAGAGAGCGACGCACCATAGCTCCAATGCGAGTGCGAAGCGACGTTGTTCACCGTGAACGCAAACAAACCGTGCAAAAGACCGTTACCAGAGTCCGAACCGCCACCACTTCTAAGATAGCCGACAACGTTTGTCGTCCAAAATCCGTCGCAATAATAAGTTGTTGCGCTTGCCCCCGTAAATTCGCAAGGAACAAGCCCAATTTTCGGAACGCATTGCATATTTTTAATATACGCTTGCGATATTGTACCCGTTCCGACATTAACCCCTGAATCAAGATAGCCCGTTCCGTCGGTGTTGTAATCGTTAGCGGTTGAGCCGTCATAAGTGTTCGGCGTCATTTTATATAACAATTTGCCGTTTTTCTGAATACAACCGACCGTCAATTCCCACACGTTGCCCCAAAAGTTATCAATAAAGAATGTTGTTACAGTTCCGTTGTTGTTATCGCCATGAAACATTCCTTTATCGTCATTTAATCCGCTTGTTAATTGCGCATAACTATTATTTGATCCACCAGTATAGCGACCAGTTCCGAAAGTTTCTTGAACGTTTGTCGTTCTACCGATTAACATGTGCAAATAGTACATCAAACGCAAGAATGACGCTTCGCGTGCGTCGTGTCCGTTGCCGTTCGCTTGACAATAAGTTCTTTGAGTAACTCCGCTTGCATTTGTTGACGGCGCAAGTCCACTTATTGAACGTTGAACCCCGTTCACGGTTGAACCGTTGTATTTTGCATAATAATAATATGGAACTAATTTATTGCTTTTATTGATATGCGACAAGCAATCATAATCTTCATCAACTTGTTGATTTGCAATATAAATATGGGTCAATCCGTTTTCGTTTACTTCTTTAATCCATATTTGCGCAACTTGAATCATGACGTTGCCCGCAAAATTTTTATTTGTTGCGTCTGACGCTGTCCCGTCAAGTTTTTGTTTCATATTGTACGGGTTAAGATAATAAGCAACTTCACCCGTTTGTTTTAACATTACGGGTTTAAATGCGTCCATAATAAACGAATTTTTCCAGTCGCCATAATCAAAAACACCGTTCGTAAAGTCCATTTTTGCGGGTTTATAATTTGCATTTCTTCCGCAATATTCAATTTTTCCGAATGGGTTTCCATTTGACGGGTTGATTATAAATTCATAAATTATAGCACTTCCGAATTTGTTTGCATTATCAAGACAAATCGCCCCATTTACAGAAATTGGGAAAGCGCGGTAATAATAATCATTTGTAGAATCAGGCAAATTGTCGGTCAATTCGCTTGTACTGTATTTGTTGCGTTCCGTATTTGTTGCGATGATTGTTCCGTCTTCGATTGATTCAGGATAACTTCCCGCTTTTCTGACAATGACCGTTTTCCCCCACGAACAAGCGACAAGCCCGTCGATTACGGTGTCGTTCGGGTCGTTCCACTTCAAAGATACTACTAGACCGTTTTTTGTAATTCTTAAATTCGTACAAATTGACGGCGGAAGCCCGACAACTGTATTTTTCATATTGCCGATTGCGTTGTCAATTTTCAAAAAGTTTTGATTTAAGTCGCGGTCGAAGTCGAAAGTGTCGTTTCCGTCCGTGTCCATGTCTGTTAGATACAAGTTTAAATTTTCTGTTGAGTTTCCCATGCCTGTTATTCCTTTATTTTACAATTACAAAATTGATGTTTTTTGTACGTCTGCATTTGCGCTTTTGTCAAAACGTGATGAATTTCTTTTTTTAACAAATAGCGATACAACCACGCAATAGGTAAATGCGCGGGTTTAATTTCTTCAATAGATTCTTTCAAAGAATCCAAATCCGACGGAATACCAAAAAAACCGACAAATTGAATTTGTATTTTGCCGTTCACGAAATCCGCTTCGATTTCGCCGTTTTTCCAACTGTCGCAAATCTTTTGAATTAACTTAATTTCGTTATGTCCATTTGACAAATACTTCGCTTGAACCGTCGCGCGTCTATCGTCAAGCGTTTGAGTTGCTGACGGAATTATCTTCAAACGAACTTCCCACCAAATTAAGCCGTTTTCGTCCAACTTGTCAAAAAAATGATTGTCTTTGACTGCGTCGCAAAAATCAATCAATCGTTGAAAAACAATTCTTAACGCTTCCGTAAAGTCATTTATAAAATCGTCGTTACGGTAAACCGCATTTATTAACTTGATAATATCGTCTTTTATTGTCATGCCTGTTCTCCCTTTGTTACTTCAAGATTATTCAAAATCGCAATTTCGATTTTTTCGTCGGAATCAGTCAAAAGAACATTGTCTTTTGCATTATTCAGTTTCAAAGACGTTTCGTCGTAATCAAGAACACCGTCGGCTCTCAAAATATATGAACCAACTTTCGCATAACTGATATATGAATCATTAAATACGGTCGATTTTAAATAAGTTTCAATTTGTTCTTTGATGTTTTCTTTGACGGTCTGCAAATCTGCACCCGATTTCAAAATAACTTTAACCACGACATCAATATTTTTTGCGGTTGCGCTTTCTACGGTAACGTATGCGCCAATGTCCGCTTGACCGTTTCCGTGTCCCCAACCGTATTTTTTTTCGGAAGCATAAGAAAATTCATCAGTTCCCGCCGTTGCCAAAACTTCCGACAAATCGTAATCTTTGAAGACCGTTTCGCCTACGGGGACGTTCCCGCCTGTATAATTTTGAACATATCCCGTCAAATTGCCTTTTGTTACTTTGTAGCCGAACGGGTCAATATACTTTTGAACCGCGTTGACAAGTGTTTTGTCTGCGGGCGCGTTATCTGTATTGATAACAACTACTTTGACGGTGTTGTCGCCGTTCCATAGCGGTTTTATTTTTGCGTCGCCCACTCCCGTTACTTCTTTAGCCCATTTTTTATAATGATTTTTATTGTTTGATGTAATCGGTTGTTGCAAATCTTCCATGTATCTTTCGATAATAGATTCTTTTGTTTCGTTATCGTAACCGCCCGCCGTCGCCGTTTCGTTTGTTACGCTTGCAATTCCCGCAATGCTAACAGGAATAACTGTAATAAGACCCGCAGGAACGTTTCCGACTATCCCCGCTGTTACACATTCAATAGCAAAAGTCCCCGATTCTGTAATCGTTTTTTCTTCCGTCGCTTTGAATTGCAATCCTGATTCGGTTTGAAATAAATCGCCGACGCTGATTGTTCCGTTTCCTTTTGCGGTCAAAGAACCTGTCGCGCTTTGTGCTTTGTGCGCTTCAATTCCGCGACGTTGCTTCACGAATAAAACAAGGTCGTCATATTCAAAATTGTTTATATCGCCCATTTTGCAAATATATTTCAATTTCTCATAAACCTTGCTTAATCCGCCGATAGCGATTGCGCGGGCATAATCCCATGCAAAGAATCCGACGCTTTTTTGATACTTTGACGGAACTTCCGTCAAAATGTCTGCCGTGATTTGTTCGTCTGATTTATCTACGTTCAAAAACATTGATTTTATATCCTCACTTTACCAAATAAGAAACGTCCACCGTTTCCGTTACTAAGTCCCCATTGTATAGTTCGACTTCAACTTCAATCTTGACGGTTTTTCCCTCTTTCGTCATATTAAAACTTGTTACGCTACTAATAGCAGGGCAAAGCGGTAAACCCTCGCGGACTTCTCTTTCGACTTCCGATTCTTCAAAGCCGTTGTTCAAGGTTTTATGTCCGAATAGTTTTCGGATTGATGTTCCGAAGTCTGTCCCCTCATAGATTTTATATGTGTTTTTCGGGGTGGTAATAAATAAAATTATCCATTGTCGAATTGCTTCAATATCGTTTGTTATTTTTGGACTACCGTTCGTCATTAACAAAACTTTTTTTGAAAAATCCATGACGGGGGTATAGTTTAAATCTGTACCCGTTGAAATAACTTTATCGCGCAAAGATTGCGTTTCGTTTTCGGTTTCTTCAATTATTGTCGGAAACATTATTCTTGAACCTCACCTAGAATTTTATCAATCAAAATATAGCGGTCTTTTTGTTCCAAACTCGCTAACAATACATGGTCGCCGATTTGCAAATCGCATTTAAGCGCAAGTAATTCGTCGCGAACTCTCAAAATTGCACTAGCAAGACTTGAAATCGCGTTCGGCATTTGACAAGCCGTCCCCGTGCTAGAATGTGTTTCGGTTATAGATTCGGCATTGTCTGTATCACTCGGAACGGTTGAAGACAATGTCCCCGTTTTGTCGATATTACAACGCAAACGGAAAAATTCAGAAATCAAAAGTTCTTCGTTTTCATTCAACATTATTTTACCGTCGGAATAACTCACGATAACGAACGGCGCAACTTGTTCAACTTTCGCAACTATTCCGCTTTTTAAGTCCGTCGGATTGTCGCGTCCTTTTAATTCCCCCGCAAGAACTCCGAAAAAGTCTTTTTGCTCGTTTCCGATTTCCATGCCTGTTTATCCCCTATTATTAACGCATTTCAAGATTGATCGTTACTTTTTCGACGTTTCCGTCGATTTCGTGTTTTGAAGACTTAATCAAAAAATCGCCTTTAACTCCGTATTCTTCGCAATCAATCGGCATTATTACCCCTTTTCGCATTCTGTAATCGCCTAACATGGACATACTTATAGAACGCGTAAGTTTGTTTAATTCTTTTAATTTGTCGGTCGCGATTTTCTTCAAGTTGTTTGTTTTCGATGTGTCCACCGTTTCAACTTCCTGAAGCAAACCGTATTTGCTGATTGATTTTGAATCGCTAATCGTTACGCGTGTTCGGTTTTTGTCCGAATTGTCCGCAATAACGACGCGATTTCGCAAATCTTGCATTGATACTTTTAAGGACGGCGAATTGATTGTTTTTTGTGATTTTGTCGAAAAGACGTTCATATCACCCGTCAAGTTGCTTAATTTCCCGTAAGTCAATATTTCAAGTTTGCCCGTCGCGCATGTCAAATAAACATCTTTGACGCAACCTTTTAATTTTGCGTAATCTAATAATTGACTAATTACATCACTTAATTTTTTATCCTTGAAAATTTCCGTTACGGTCGAAGTCATATTCGGTATTTTGCCGATAGGTATTTTGTAATTTTCGCATAATTTCTTAATCGCGTCCGAAATCTTAATCTTTTTAAATTGTTCAATAATTTCATTTTGATTGATGTAGAATCCACAATCAAAGCCCGAATATCTTAAAACGTTCGGCTCGCTCTGTTCAAAGTCTGTAATTATTCCTTTTAAGACGATTTCACCCGTTTCGGTTTGAATCTGAAACAATGACCCGATTTCATACGCGTTGCACGTTGAAAAAGAAAAAGTATTCGCGTAATTGTCTAAATCGTCCGACCATTCAGGCGAAACAATGTTTTCGACTTCGTTTCCATTTATCAAATATTTATAAATCATAACAACCCAACACCCGAAAGGGCTTTTTTTGCGACGCTTTGAACGGCAATCGTTGTTAAGTATTGCGTTAATGTCGGCGACGCGTTGACATAGTCCCAAACTTTGACAGGAAATTCTGTCAAAGATAACGAATAACGAATATCACCCGCCGTATCAACCGACCATGAAAAGCCGTCGTCGATACTTGCTAACATGTTACAAATTGGACGTTTTCGCGCCGTTGTTGCAACAATTCGGATAGGAACTTCGCTCTTGATTGATTTTTCCAAAAAGTTAATATATTCATACCCGTTAAGGCGCGAACCAACCGCCACAAACGGATAATTTTTCCGAACTGGAAAAACCGAAGACCAACTAATCGTTTGTAAAGTCTGTTTTCCGACAAGTCGGACATTCCCTTTAACTGTTTGTAAGGTCTGATTCTCGCCCCCATGCCTGAACTCTACATCAGGCGGAACTATCGGGACAACAAAAAGACTTGTTGCTTTTATGTCGCTCATTGTAAGGAACATTATTTCACCGCCATTGCTACTTGTAATTTACGGGCGAATACGTCCGCAAGTTGATTCAAAAATTCTTGATTGCCGACCATATTTCCCATAATTGTTACTTGAACGTTAATTCCGCCCCCGCTATTTTTCGCCATTTCTCGCGAAATATCATGCGGAATAATGCGCGACCCTTGCGGTAAATCGACAATTTCACCACCGAACTCGTTTATTCGTGTACTACCGCCCGAATAGTAAGAAGTCCCCAACGCGTTTTTTTTGTGTTTTTCGACCGCGCCCGCGACTGCTTTTCCCGCATTGATAGCCATTCCAACAGGGGTGAACTGAAACGCAATCTTTGCTATTTTTGCGATTTTCTCAAAAATAGGCTTGATTTTTTCCCACATTGATTGAATCTTTTGAACTGCAACTGTTGCAAATTCGACCGTTTTTTGTTTTACGGTGTCCCAGTTCTTAATCAAAAGAACTATACCCGCAATCAATAAACCGATACCCGTTGCAAATAACCCGATAGGATTTGCAATCATGACCGCATTCCAAAGACCTTGCGCTACTGTAACAGCTTGAATGATAGTCTGCAACGTCTTAATTGTTGTTATTACTCCGTTGATTGCTTTATAAGCAAGGAATGTTGACAAACAAGCCGTCGCAACAAATATGACCCCGTTAATATGTTCCATAAGAAACTTAATTGTATTTGATAAGCCGTTCAAAACAGGGTCTAACGCTGATTTAATTTGCGGTAAATGGTTAATCAGTTCGTCCGCTAATTGCTGAACGTATGGAACTAACTGCGCCCCGATTTGATTTCCGAATGCTGAAAAAGACCTTTGAATCGCGTCTATTGAATCGGTTAATTTGACGGAAGCGTCCACCGCTTCGTCTGACATAACCATGCCCAAATCATTTGCGCGTTTGCGCAACGTGTCCACCGATTCCGAAGTCTGATTTAATAACGGTTTCATTTCAATAGCGGATTTTCCGAAAAGTTTGTTTGCAATAATTGCTTTTTCAGTCGGATTTTTCATATTTTGTAAGGCGCGCACGGAATCGTTGAAAACGTCTTCTTGCTTCCTCAACTGTCCATGATTGTCTTTGACTGCTACACCTAATTTTTTAAAATAGCCGATTGAATCTTTTGAACCTTTTTGAACTCCGCCCATTTGATTGGCTAATGCTTTGTAGCCCATTTGTAAACTTTCAACGCTTCCGCCGTTTTGCGACATGATGAAGTCCCATTCTTGAAACGCTTGACGCGACATTCCGATTTTTTGCGACATTTTGTCGATACGGTCGCCCGCTTCAATCGTCTTATTTATCAGAACCCCCGCCGTCGCGGTAACTGCCCCGAACCCGATTCCAACGGCGGTGCAAGCCCCTTTTAATTTATTGCTTAAATCTTTTGACAATTTGTTTACTTGATTATTAAGTTTTTTCGCTTCTTTTTCGGTGATTCCGATTTTATCCGCTATTTTTTTAATATTCGGCGAAACTTTGTCTTGTATCGCCATAATTAAGCCGATAGTCTTTCCCATAGTTCGTTTTTATCCTCTAATGATTGTTCCATTGAAGCGGTCATGAATTGTTTTTCTTCAATAGTCAAATTAAGCAAATATTGAAGCGTGAAGCCTTTTTGCAAATAAAAATGTAAGAATTGGAAGTCTTTATCTTCATTTATTTTTTTTTAATCTTTTCGATAACTTCTTCCGTATAACCGTAAACGCTCATAATGACTGTGCCTAGTTCGTAAAGTTCCATAAGTCGCGATTCATATATTTTTTGCGGTAGTTCGTACGGGTCTTTAATTTTGTATTCTTCCAACAAAACCGAATCGCGGAATTGTGGACAATTTTCATAAACCAAACGAGAGATTTTATAAGTTCGGTCGATTGTTTCGTCACCCAATGTTGCGATAAACGCTTCGCAATGCGTGTTTTCAATCTCGATATATCCGCCGAATGTTTCGGAATAAAAAGCGTCAGGCTTTTTGTCAATAACCTTTTTCTTTGCTAAAAACATTTCAGTAGTAACGAGTTTCTTTTCTTCTGCCATGCCTGTTGTCCTTTCTTTTGTATAAAAAGTGCTTGTTTTCGGTTTTAGTTGAATAGGTTTCCAAAACAAGCAAATGAACTAACCTATATATTTTGATTACAAGTCAATCGGATTCCAGTCTTCCGCTTCAAACGGTATTTCTTCGGTAACGACTTTTTGTTGTTCAAAATTCAAGATGTCTAATTCGCCCAAAGTAACACCCGTAATTTCGACACGTTCGGTGATTCCCGTTGTCTTGTTTGTAATCTTGCCGACAAGTTTAATTTCAGGCTCGTCGCCGTTTTTGTATTCTTTCATTAAACTAATGAAAGTATTATCGACTTTATATTTTGAAATTGTCCCCGCGTATTCAACACCGACAAGTCGGCGGGACTTGCTCAAAGAACCCGATTTTTTGATGTCTTCATAGACGTTTGTTTGTTTGAATGAAAAACTTTGTACGGACGCGCAAGGTGTGTTATTTATCCACAAAGTGCCGTTTGTACCGTTGAATGTTTCGTTTGTATTAAAAGGCATTTTATTTACTCCTATGTTTTAAGTTCTAACCGTTTTAATTGCTCGCTTATGAAGTCTTATGCTTAATACATTTCAACTTCCATGCTCATTCCCTCGATTGCGTCAAGGAATTTCGCATGTACAAGCGGATAAACCATTTTTTTGAAAGTCAATTCTTTGATTTCCATGTCTGATTTTTTGTTGATTTCGTCCGCGTCTTTGCCGACTGCAATCCACATTTCACGCTGTTTTTTAACGTTTACATCGACATTATTGTCATAATCAGGGTCAAGGATTCCCAAATCTTCTAATTGTTTCAAATAATAATTACAAGCGGAAAAGAACAAACATTGATTATCATATTTGTTTTTATATTTGCCTTTGTAAGCGGTACGGAAAGCGTATCTAATATCTTCTTTAAGACGTTGCATTCCCTCAACAATACAAATTGATTTCATGTCTTCCGTTACGTTTTCGCCTAATGTCAACAAAGTATTAACAGGGCTTGCAACTCGGACACCTTCTTCTTCGTTGTATAATGTGCATTGACCTTGCAAAATTTCGGACGGAAGCTCAACGGATTTCAATTCCGTAAATACCTTGTAAGAAATTGATTTGTCGTAAGGACAACCCGCAATCACACCCATGAGAATCGGCAACAAATCAACCGTGTAAATTGTTGTTTTGTCGTCGTCTGCAAGAATTGCTGACGGATTGTTGCAAGAAACAACAAACATCGAATCGGATTGCAAATTATAAACAAGCCCGAAGCGTTTTTTCTCTTTGCAATATGAAGCAACGGTCGTTTGTTCGTCCGCTTCGGTTGTAAATAACCAGTTCCAATCAATAGTGTTGATTTGTTCTACTACTGCGGACATATTCTTTGAATATTCAAGGACTGTAACTTCAACCGCCCCGCCGTTGAAAATCTGCTTGATTTGTTTTTCTAATTTTTCTTCACCGTCAAGGCTGAAAACTGCCGAACCGAATACCCTTTTTCTGAATCCATGTGTTACGATTGTGTTTTCGCTAGTCAATGCGTATGAAGTAGCGTCAATTTTAAAAGAAGTTCCCGCTTCATATTCCGTAATTGCGCCGACTTCGGTTTTGCATGCTTCGTCTGAATATACCATTACATCAACCGCAAGCGGTGTTTTTGTGTAATATGTTTTTGACGCGGAAACGTGCTTATATAAAAATGCTACGTTTTCGTTTTTCAAACAAAAAAGAACGCGTCCTTTTGTTCCGACTGCGATTAAGTTTGCGACACGTTGTTTAAATATAACTTCAATCGTCGCTTTGATGTCGTCAATAGTTAATTTTGCCATGTAACTCTCCTTTATATTTCAATATCTGACATTGAATCGTCGTATATTTCCGAATTGTCTTCCTGCTTCACTACGAAGTCGATTTCTTCCATTTCTTCGCCTGTTTCGTCTTCTGACATTCGTTGCGTCAAAGTGAAGTCCATTGTTGCATTCAAGAAATAGTCTTCTTCGTTCAGGTTGCTCTGTAACGCGTCTTTTTCTACTTCCACGATAGATTTATCATCGCGGATAATTAAAGGCGCACTAAAAGCCTTTGTAATTGCTTCCTCAATTTCAAGAAGTTCTAAAATTTGTTCTTCTTTTGAAAAATAAATAATATTGAATGAAATCTTGTCCGAAAAATATTCTTTTGCGTTTTTTTCAAGATTCTTGCCGACATATTGAATATATAAAGACGGTCGCAAAATATTCTTAATGTCTTTTTGTTGCACCGTAATATTCGGGAACGTTGATTCTAAACGTTCGCGGATTGCTTCGTATAGTTCAATAGTTGAAATCATTACCAACTAGCCTCTAATGTTCCTTTAAATGTCGCGCCCTTTTTGCCTTTTGTATCGCAAGTATTGTCAAAATGTTTATACATGAACATTTCCGCGTCGTTCAAATACTGCGTTTCAAAATCTAACTCGGCAATTTTAAAAACAAATTTCCCCATAGTGAAACCAGTTCCGCGTTTTTGCTTTGCTTGTTCCGCACGTCCCGCGCGTGTAGTTGCACGTTTTGAAGTTTTTGGAACGTTCACATGCCCGTATTCAATCAAATGCGCATGCGGTGCTTTGTTGTAAACTCTGCAACATAAGTCATTTGAATAGTTGTAAGTTTTGCCGACTTTAAATCCTTTATGATAAGATCTTGATTCAATCCAATTCTTTTTCTTGCCTTTTGATGTGCCGACTTCTTTTCTTGCAACTTTTTTAACAACTTTCATGCATGCTTTTGCTTCGGCTTTGATGAATTTTTTTGTTTCTTCAGGAAATTCTTTTTTAATATCTTGCACAAGACGCTGTTTGAAGTCTGATAATTCGCCAAATAAAAAGCCCTCTTGTGAAGACATATCAAACCCCGCTTTCTTGCAAAATATTTGTTTAAACTTTTTCAGTAACGAAGACTTGCAATTCTTCGTTTTTAAATCCGTCGTCAAGTGAATAATTAACTTTGAATGTATGTCCCTGATATTTGATAAAATGTTTATCGGGTAATATTTCAGGGAAATTGTTATAATCCCATGAAAATTTATGTGTAACGGTAGTCATTACAGTATCGGCGGGACGACCAGTTAACAAACCGCCGACGCGTGTTTCTACGCAAGCGAATATTTCCGCGACTTTTTCTTTGACTTCCGCATATTCGCCCAAACGGTTTTTAACCGTGCCTTTTTTGACTTCCCATATCTCAATAGGTCTGTTATATTTACCCCTATTTATCATTTATCGAACCTCTAATCTTAATATGTCGGATTATTGCGTCCAACGTGTACGGGATTTCATTAACCGCCTTTTCGGTAATCGCTGAACGGTTATCGTATAAATGCGCAACGTGGAATAAAATTCCTTGCTCATAGACTTTGTCGCCCTCGACAAAATCGACCCCCGTTTGTTCTTTGATGAATGCCTTTGAAACTTCGACAAGATGTTCGATAAATTTATCATCAATATTATGGGTAATTCTCAAATATGCTTTTATGTCTGCTATTTCAATCGACATTTTAAAAAATCCTTTTATAATACAAAAGAGAGGGGCGGAAGAATCCGCCCGCATTATCCGAAATCTACTCCCTTTTTACTATTCTTTATATTCTGCCAAAATCAACGCGATTAAATTATCTTTGTTTGTGTATGTGTATGTCATTTCTTTACAATCTGCAAGAACTTTCAACTGTTCCACATTCATTGATTTTAATTGCGTTTCAGTCGGTGTAACTGCTAAGATTTTTTGCGTCAAAGTGTCCGTCGTTTCTGATTCGGTATAAGAAACGGTCAACTTATCCGCAACCGCCTTTAATTGTTCCAAAGTCGGGATTAAATCATCAGGTGTTACTTTTTTTTTTGCATAACTGCCATTGCGCCTAAATCAGCAAGACCGCCGTCGGCAAGTGCAAGAATACGATATACTGTATCGCCTGATTCAAACGCGTTTTCTTTTGATTTTGAGATTTCCGCGTCTTTTGACCAGTTGAACATGTATTCTGAAAAATCGCCGAAAATAATTGTTCCGTCTGGTACGTCGTCGCATTCTGCAACTACACGACCTAATACTTTTTCGTTTGTTACGTCAAAAATCGGTCTGTTGTTGGCGTCTGTTATTGCCAAAATATCATTATACAATGTATTTGTTGACATCATAAGAGTTGCGCCTTTTCTTGCAATAGCAGGAATACTTGCAAATAATTTCAAAATATCTTTAAGCGTCCACCCCTCATTTGACGCGGTATCAGTTGCCGTTAAGGTCTTCAAAATACCTTTTGCGCCTTTGTTACCGTCGCCGTTAATAATATCAGCGTCAAACGCTAACATTAACTTTTTAGACAACTTTCTAACGATATAATCTTCTAATGCGTCAATCGCGGTTGCTTCAAGTTCGCATGTAAGTTTTACTAACTTGATGTATTTTTTAGCACCTAGTTTTAAATCTTCTAGCGTATCATCGACAATCGTTCCGTTTTCGCCCTCGCCTTTACGTTGAACGTCGTTTGTTGTTTTTTCTAACGGAATTGAAACATTACCGCGTAAATGCGAAACTGTAACTAGCCCGTAAGTGATTGAACCGTTTTCAATTCTTTCATAGATTTTATTCAAAGTTTGTGTCGGAACTGCCACACCCGCTGAACTTGTATTCGTGGTCATTGCACGTTTTTCGGATTCGTTTAACTCAACACCGACAAGAGTTTTGAAAAACGCGGAACGATATTCTTTTGAATCTACACCATATTCTGTTTTTCTTTCTTCAAAAGATTTGCCATATTCTTGGAAATCTGAAATTGAACCGTCTTTGATAGAATTTGCGATTTCTTGTCTTTTTTCAATTCCATTTTGTTCGGATTCAAGCGAACGCAATTCTTTTTCTAATTCGTCAATGTCGCATTTTTCATCGCTCATCAAAATTGAACGAATTTCTTTTTTTCTTGCTAAAATTTCTTTTAATCTTTTGTTCATTCTTTTTTACTCCTATTTTACAAGTACGTTCTACAAATTAACTTTTGAACCCGTTTTGCTCTCTCCGAAGCAATTTGTTCTTTCGCTATTCCGTCGAAATAACTGCGGGCTTCGACGTTTGTATCTTCATAAGCGGGAATATCCACCACGCTCACGTCATACATACGTTTAATTTTCAATATTGTTCTAGTGTGTGTGTCTGAATTGTAACTATCTTCTTCAACCCTGAACGCAAACGAACATTTGTCTAAGATTCCGTCTTTTACAAGTTCGTGAACATCGTTCGCCGATGTTGTATTCGGTAAAGTTGCGCGGAATTTCAATCCATGCCCGTCAACGGTTAATTGAAGACTGCCGTTTCGAGTTCTTGCAAGAATCAAAGCGTTGTCGCCGTGATTATATTTCAAGCAAACGTCTTTCATATCGGCATTTTTCAGGGCTTCTCTGTCGATAATTTCTTTGTATTCTATGCCGTCATATTCATAAAGTACCGTCGGGGTATCAAATACGACCGCGTAACCCTCTAAGACTTTTCGTTGTTCTTCATTTTCCGAAAACTGCGCGTCGCGAAGTTCAACCGTTCGCGTCATTTTCTGATTCGGATTCTGATTCTTCGGTGTTTGTGTCATTGTCATTTTTATTAACTCCCTCGTCGTTATCGACGTTTTGATATTGGTCGGCTTTTGAAGCGTTGACATAATTTAACGAAATTAAATGTTTGTCCGCGAAATCTTCGTTTATTTTCGGCATTTCCATAATTTCGCATGCCTGATTTATGCTAAAAATACCTAACGGCATTAACTTTGATATAACGTCCGCTTTTGTTGCATTGCTTGCGAACGTCATTCTTTCTGCTGAAAATATGATGTCGTTTCCGTGTCCGATTTCTTTATCCGTGAAAACTTTGTAAGTAAATTCAAGCGATAATTGAATCGCTATCGGCTCAACTACGGAAGAATAAAAAGCGTTGTATTCTTCTTCGTTGTATTTTGAACGGATAATTTCTTCGGAAACATTGAAATACCTGTAAATGTTTTCGCGGGCGATTGATGTTTGTTTATCGTCTGCGGTCTGCGGGTCGACTTTAAGTTCCTTAAATTCACATGACGGGTCAAGCGTCGCGAATCCGTCCGCATTGTTAATATTTAAGTAAGATTCGACAAATTCGTCTTTGATTTTCTTTTGCTTTTCGTTCGGTGTTACCGATTTGAATTGAAGCAAACCACGAAGTCCCGCCGACAATTTAATCGTGTTCATAATGCCTTGATTGATTGTCTGCAAGACATCAAGCGGTGTTCTTAAAACTTCCCTTTGAAGTTCGCCGAAAATATCGTCTTCGTTGAAATGTCTTCTTATATGAATTAAGTCCGTATATGGAAGACAAACACGTTTTCCGCATAAGAAACTAAATTCCGCAAACATTTCACCTTGATAATTAAGTAAGCGCAAATTTGAGTAATTAACAGGATAAAACCCGATAATCTTCCCCCATTCGTCGCGATGTATATATATAAAAGCGTTGTTCGTACAATATAATTGCGTTACGGTCTTGTATATAAAATCGTAAGAACTCATGTATTGATTCGGACGCAACCATAACATGCGATTAAGTGCGGAATTTGCAACTTTTTTTTGTAAGCGATGTTGCGGTTTTAACTTTGCGCAATTCGTCGCGATTGAGTGAATACAACTGCGGACGGTGGCTTCGTCATAAATACCGCCATTAAATCCCGAATATGAAGCAAGCGTCCTATTCAATAATTGAAAAGCCGTTGCGCCATTCAAGGATTGTTTCGCGTTATTCCCGAAAAACTTATTATATAAATTTCTAAATTCTATTTTCATGCAATCATAGCCCTGTATTCTGATTCAAAATCTTTATATGCGACGTAAGAATCCAACAAAGAAGCCCCGCCGTCGATTCTCATTCTTGGGTTTGAAGTCTTGCAAGGTTGAATGTTGTCGTTTTTGTCTATATCGACCGCGATATTTGACAAACACCACTTTGTTATCGGGTTGTCGTCATAAACAATATTTTTTGCGGTCAACTCAACACCTAACATTCGCATAGGATTTGAAAGAGTTTGTTTCCCTTGCGCGACAGGATACATAACATCGCCGAAAGTGTCTTCCATTTCCTTAACCCAATATGTTGCCGAATATCGGTCGTAACCGATTTTAAACGGATATATGTCATATTCGTTCATCATTTCCGCAAACCATGCGGTGATGTCCGACGGATTGATTAAGTTTCCGCGACACAAACGGACAAGCCCCATTGAATACCACTTATCATACGGGATTTTGTCTTCACGGACGCGCAAGTCCAACAAATCTTCAGGAATCCAATACATGTGCTTGCAATACAACTTCGGCGAATCGGAAAGCCCGAAAAGAATGTTTGCGGAAGTCAAGTCGGTTGTTCTTGATAAGTCCGCGCCCCCGAAATAATATTGCGATTTTATTTCGCTTAAATTGAATCGTTCCTGATTCAATATCGCTTCAAACGTCAACCATGCTTTTTGCGACGTTTCACGGATATTAAATTCTTTTGTTAATAAGTTTGTAACTTTTAACGGGTCTTGCTTCGCGTTGTTTACCGCTCTTTCAAGATACGTTACGGATTTACTAATACCTAGATTCGGATTTGCTTTAATCCATGCGGATTTGTCCGTCCATTCCGAACGTTCGTCCAACTCATAAATAACGGGGAAAAAGTTTTCGTCGAAAAAGTCTTCCGAACCGTCTTCTAATGATTTTAACAACGTTTCAGCGTCGGAATATTTGCCGTCGTAAATATCTTCGCGAACCGTTCCCGCCGTTGTAATTGCCAAAATAATCGGCTCTTCGCGGGCGGACGTTCCGTCCCTGATTACGTCATAAAGTCGGTAGCCGTCTTTCCATGCGTGGATTTCGTCTAATGAAGCATAATGAGGGTTTAAACCGTCAAGCGTGTTGTCGTCTGAACATAACGGCTTGAACTCCGATTCAGTTGTTTCAAACGCGATATTGTTTGTCGTTATTTTGGTAACTTTTTTAAGTGCAGGCGATTTACGAATCATTTTTGCGGATTCGTTCCAAACAATTTTTGCTTGGTCGCGTTTTGTTGCTACTGCGTAACATTCCGCGCCTTGTTCGCCGTCCGCAATTAACATATATAAACCGATTGCGGAAGAAATAATCGACTTCCCGTTTTTTCTGCCGATTACTAGCAATGCTTCTTTGAAGCGTCTTTCACCTGTTTTTTTATAGACAACTCCGAATAATGCCCCGATAAATGCTTTTTGCCATAATTCAAGGGTTATCGGTTGCCCGCCCCATTTCCCTTTTGAATGTTTGCAAAACATTTCTACAAAGTCGATTGCACGTTCCGCGCGTTCTTTGCTATAAACGAAACGGTCGCCCTTTTTCAAACATTCAACGATATGTTTATAAATCTTTTTTACTTTAAGCGACGTTACGATTTCGCCACTTTCAATCTTTCGATAATATTCAAAAATCGGGCTACTTTCGACCACGCGCGAAGTATTCCTTAAGTTCTTCGACTTCGTTGCCATTTGATGATTCGTCCTTTGTTAGCATATCAATCAAAAGTTTCATTGAAGACTGATAACTTTTCATATATTTGTTATATGATTGAGATTCAACGCTTTCTTTATATCCGAATTGATTTCTTCCGTTCTTGTAAACCTCTTTAACCCCTTGCGCTTTGATTGTTTTAACCAAATCGTCAAGCAAAACCGACATAAACGCGACATTTTCAAGTAAAGAATCGCAAATTTTAATCAAATTTTCATCAATTTTTGACAAAATTTTGAGTAATTTTTTCTTTTCTGCCTTGACTTTTTTGTCGTTCGCTTTGAAACGCAATTCTTCTTCTTTTTTCGCGATTACTTCGTCGGAAATAAAATCGTTGTCTATTTCTTCGGAAAACTCGTTATTTTGATTTTTTTTCTGTAATCTTGCCATAATTTTGAAAAAATTTCCTTATACCACACCCCCCATGCGATTTCCCGTTCATTTTCCGAAGCTGGGGGTGCGGTCTTTTGGGTTTTTCGCGCAAAATTTCAAGGCGGGGGGGTTGAAAAATTTTTCTCGACCCTCAAAGCCCTTGTCGTGTGCGTCTTTCGGGCTTGCGTACTAAGTCCCCGAACTCATTGAAGCAAACGTCGTCGCGTGTGAACCCGTGCTTGCGGTTGTGATGTTGAGCGTGGCAAGTCTTGCAAAGTAATTCAAGATTGTTGAAGTTCAATGAAATATTAACGTTATTGATATTGTTTTCATTCAACTTTATTTTGTGATGAACCTCTGTCCCGTCTGCGCTTCCGCAACGTTCGCATATTCCTAAGCGATACGCTTTGTAAGCCTTTTGACAATCTTTCCATGCTTTTGAATTATAAAAAGGCTTAGCAAACTTTCGCGCCATGTTTTGGTCTTTCCGAATATACTTCGATAATGCGCCCGCACTTCTCGCATTTTAATCGTGTATAAAATCCGCGTTCATTCATAAAGAACTCGCGCGGTGCTTTATAGCGATGTATGCAAAAAATACGCTTTAAAAACTCAATCATTCTTTTAACCCCATAGGAATTGCAAGCGGAACAATGCGCCCCGCTTGCGGGCTTCACTATTAAATAAGAAGAATCAGTAATATTTTTTATGATAAAGATAATAAACATATAAACAAAAGTCGTCGATTGACATTCCGTTCAATACTGACTTTATATCTTTTATCAAATACGATTCGCCGTAAGTAACCGCGGAATCGTAACATTTACCGCATAACGGCAATGTCAAATAATCGCGTTCAAAAGGTCTGCCTAAACGATAGACCATTCCGCCGTGCGCCCCGCAACGAATGCATGTCAAGCGCGATTGATGTCTTAAAAAGTATGAATCAAAGTTCGGGAACTTAAACCCGCGAACCGCTTGCAAACGTTCTTTGTCGATGTTGTGCGTCCAACAATAACGAAGTTCAGGCGGTAAGATAAAATCCGAAAAAATTTCCGATGTATCTATAAAGGTGATAACGTCTTCGATAAAGTCCGACGCTTCCCGCTTTGTCATAACTGATAATGTTTTACTACTTTGAAATTGTTTTCCGTTCGGTAAAGTCTGCGTCGTATAGATTCCGCATTCTTGATATAACCATTCTTTCAGAACGTACGGCGGGAAATCATACCCGCAATTTTCAAAGTATTTTGAAACGGCTTTAATAAGCCCGCCAAAAATGAAGCCTAATTGCTTCAAAGTCTTTGTTTCTTTGACAACATCATACGAAATATTGACCGTTGTTCCGCGCTCGTATGAGTTAATACACGTTTTAAAAACATTCCTGATATATTGTTCATTGCTACAAGTGAAATTCATATCTAAACCGCGACGGCTTCTTCTTTGATAACCTTTTCTTGTCCGAAAAAGTCGCAACGCTTAACGCGAATCTTAACGACTTGCCCTTTGTGGTTGTGAATTTCTTTTGTTTCGCCGTAACATAAACCAAACGGCGCGCCGTTGCCTTGTCTGATTTTCAATTCTGATTCAGAATATACAACGTCTTTTTTTCTCAAAGCGTCGTCAATAAGTTTTGTTGCTTTTGCACCGACTTCTTTTTGAACGAAGATTCGACCGTCCTTTTTGCGTTCTTCAACTAACGAAACGATGTCTTTTTTGCATACGGGACATTTTCCCAATAATAAACGACGGTTTTTGTCCGTCGCATTATCAAATAAGAACCAAACGTCATACGATTGAAAGTCGATATTACAATGATTTATTTTCATAGAAGCCCCCGTAATTTACCGCCCGTCAACTGCTTTTCGCGCGTCCCCGCATTGAATGCTACTTCGCATGTCCGAACAAATTACTTTATCACCTTAACCGACTTTTTATAAAAAAAACTATCACCGAAACCATGATTTTTTCAAAATATCATGGTTTTAATTACTCAAAATCATGATATGTTGTAATAATTTTCAAGCCATTTGTCCCTGTTGAAAATCACGTCATACTTGTTTATTCCCCATTTTTCAAAGAACAAATTTTCAGACATTCCCGAACTTAAATCGTAATTCATTTGAGCGGGAACAAATATCATTTTTTGTAAATATTCAAAACGTGCATATTCGGCAGGATTGGTTTTCCTGATTGTCTTTTCGACGAAATGATGTCTTTGAAAATTCCGAAACAAAATCGGGTTGCGTTCCGACATGTATTCTTCAGGAAGAATAGTCCGCGTCAATTCATCAAAGAAGTAACGCGGATATTTTCTTAAATCGTCTTGCATTGAATATTTTGTCATATCAGTTTTTTTTAACTCTTTTGCTTTTGCTTTCTTTGTGTTGAAATAAACTTTAATATAAGATTTTTTGTTTTCTTTTTTATGTTTAAGTTCTACCCTGCGGGCTTCAAAAAATCTATCGCAAGGATTCATATTCTCAAAATATTCTGTCAATAATTTTGCGTCGATGTTGTTATGTTGATAAGCAAACGATGGTGCGTCCTGTGCATATTCTATCAATGTAAAATTGTTCCCATATTCCACCGCGCCATAAAAAAATATTTCATAATCCAACAAACATTTATCAAACCACTTTTGTTTTGTTTTTTTATAATTCATGATATCCCCTTTATACTTTTATATTGTTTTTGTACATATAATTGAAATCGCGTTCGTAATTTGCGCAATATTGCTTTTTGTCTTCCGAATCCTGCAAAAATTTTTGATTATTGCAATAAAACGGTTTATCATCGCCGACACTCTGATTTTTGCAGATACCACAATTAAAATAATTCAAATAACCGCCAAATCTACGCCCGACCGTTTCGCAATTACAATAACGCGTTTCGCCCTCAAAATCTTTGAATGTTATCGCGGTATATTTAGACATCTTGCCCCCTATCAATTCAAATTCTATATCGTAAACTGGTTTGTTTATTTTTAAATCTGTATTTTTACCGTTTATGATTTTTATTGACACTATCTTTACCTCAATAATTTTGTCATAATCTGTATTTTTGGGATAGCCTAGCCTTATTTCGCAAGGATAACACTTCTCGCCAAATTCGTATAATATTTCCATTACTAATTTTAATCGGTTAGTCCAATATGGCTTTACTTCTCTATATTCATGAGTTTTTTCGCCTGACTTGATTTTATTGAACCATTCCTTTTTTAAATTAAATACTAGCATTTTTACCCCCTGAAATTTCCATGACTATTTCAACAGGATATATTTTGAAATTCTTTTTGTACCATTTTTTTAGTTTGCGCGGAAGTTTTGCACGTTTGATTTTTTGGTGTATTTTAAGATTTTCAATATATTCTTGTACTAATTCTTGAATTGTTCCCGAAATAGCGTCCGATTCGGTTTCTGACGAATATTCATCCTTGAAAGCCTGTTGTATATCCTTTTTTATTTGCTCTAAAAATTCCATTTTATTCATTATTTAACCGTCCTTTATAATCTTTGTGAATAGACTGTATATTCCAATACGCTTAACATTCGCAAAATATGAATCCCTTTTGCTCTAATATCCGCTTTTTTATTAGTCAGGAATGATTTTTCAATTTCTGCTTTAAGATTCCGAAATTGTAAATATACAGTTTCTAAATTGTTTTTCTGTTGTTTTTGCGGTAACAAAACCGCTTCTAAAAATTCGGCGATAACTTCCGACGGTGTTTTATCTGTCATTATTCCTTCCTTTCGTTTTGTTGATAATACTTAAAATCTTTTCTGATATTGGTTTTGCTCTGTTGCATTTTAGTCGTTCATTATCTACTAAAGCTATTAAACTTTCACTGAAATCTTCATCTTTTCTCATATCGCCGTTATCATCAAAAAACTGATTTAAAAACTCTGTTACACTTGCTTGACAATTATCACCGTCATAACATTTACAACGACTGCAATTAGATTTATAGCAAATAGGCTCTAATCCTTGTTGTGCAATCTTTTCAATTTCATCAAGTGCTTGCTCTAATGTATTAACCTCTTGTTTGAGTGTTTCGTTTTCTTCCTCTAACTCTTTTGTTGCTCTTTCGACATCCATTTTTAATTGATCATGGTATGCGTCTGCACAACCTTCCAAAGTATATGTTGAATATGATAATCTACCACCTGTCAAGTTATATATAATGCTTGCAGTTCTGCTATGCAATTCTTCGCACTCTTGCTCTTTGCGTTTGAGTTGTTTGTAGTAGCAGTTAGGGTTATTTTTGCATAAATTGTGCTTTGTGATTATCTCATTGGCAAATCTAATTCTTTTACCTAAACCACAAGTAATACCATCTATTGTTTCGCCAAGTTTTTCACACTCGTTTACATCAACACCGTCAATAATTATTTCTTTATCAGTCATTATTCACCATCCTTTACCTTGTTAATGATGTTTTTAATTTTAATTTTTCAAAAATTCCGTCTATACTCATTTTTCAAGCCTTTTCTATTGCGAAATTTCTTCTACTTCTTCGGGGTCAAATCCTAGTTGCACGTTTAAGCGATATTGCAATAATACGGCTAGATTTGTTAAGATGTCGCAATCTTCATCATATACCCCGCCCAACTTTGACAACTCGTCCGCAATTAAGCGGACGGAATCGTCTTCGTCAGGAATATCAATCGTCATATTTTTGATTTTATATTCTGCCATGCCTGTTCTTTTCTTTCTTTTTCTTTCCTTTTGTTCATTTCTTCGATAATGAGGTCAAATAATCTGTACAACTCATCATCATTGCAAGTTTTTATATAACCGCTTATTGTCTTATTCATGCCCGTACCTAATCTCTTAATTGAATCGGCATTAAAAGCGTGCGTTGTGCGATTGATTCCGAATTGTTTTTGACTTCAAATATAATCGGCGACAAATTACTTTCTTTGTTGAATTTTGCTTCTACAATGCAATTTCTTTCATCAACTAACAATCGTTTCATTTGTTCCATATAATTACGATTGAATGCTATTCTATAAGCGTTTTCGCCATAGTCGTATTCACTCATTACTTTTTCAACATCAGGGAAGTTTCCAATTTCACAACCGTTTATCTTGTAATAAACATTGTTTGAAAAATCATCGAAGCCGATTGAATCTTTGTCGATTTTCAATCTTATAAAATCGCCGTTTGAAACATTGAAACACAAACCCGTTAGCAATCTAGCAAACACCATGATTTCAACTTCTTTTAAATTTCCCTCGTTTTCAGATACTCTGAAATCGGTTTCGATTGCACGGTTTCCGTCGGTTACCCACATCATCAAAACATCATCTTTAAGTTTTATTCTGATTTTGTCTAATACTCCAAACTTGCCGTTGCTTGTAAAACTAGCGGTTGAACGAATAACTTTCAATAATTTTCTTTTATCAACTGTTATCAATGCAAAGTCTTTTTCAACCTCAATATTTTTCTTTGATTTTTTATTTGCGTTTTTCATGATTCCTCTTTCCTTTTTTATTCCTAATTATCAAAGCAAAATACAATTCTTATATCGTTGTAATTTTCGATATTGTTTTGTTTTGCAATTTCTTTTAACGCTTCAATGCCTTGATACAATGTAAACCCTTTGATTTCTTCTTCGGACGGTTGCCATTTAATAATTACTTCGGGACAATATGCAAGTCTTAAAGCGTCAACGATTGAATCAACCTTGAAATCGTCTTCAACTTCCATTCCGTCGGGTAATTGTCCGCCCAATTCTTTGAATTTTTCCCAAAATGCTTTTACAATTCGGCATTTATGCGCGAACGCGTCTTTTTTGTCTGATTCGTCAAGTTCTTTCAATGTCAAATATGATTTTGAATGCAAGTCCGAATCGTCTTCAAATTTTTCTTTTGCTTTTTCTGACATATCGTCGGGAAATCCTTTTGGCTCAAACCCTTTTGTATTAAATGAATTTCTAACCCCCGCCAAAAATGCAAATAAAGCATAATTGCGCGATTCAAATTCTTTCGGACATTCTTCCAAACCTACCCATGCATTTTCTTTTTTAATTTCAACTACTGTGTGAATATCTCAACCCATTTTTGCCTACCTTTCTTTTTTACTGTTACCAACGAATTTTTGTCAATCCGTTTTGTTCTTCCACGATGTACCCGTTTTCTTTCAATTCTTCGATGATTTCGTCAGGTACAGTTCCCGAAATCCTCGCTTCGTCGCGTCCTTTGTCGATTGAATGTTTAATCAGTTTTTCAATCTCGGCTTTGAAGTTCGCAACGCGTTTGATGTCCGTTTTTTCTCTCGCTTGTTTTGCATTAATCATAGACACCCCGCTTCGCATAGTTGCCTGAATGTTTCAACAACAAGCCCGCGTTTTTCTAATTCTTCGACTTGTTTGTCCGCTTTGACAAAGTGCGGGATTGCAACTTTTCCTTTGTCTTCGACTTCGTATTTTCTTGAATAAAAAGCCAATAACGCTTTTTTGCAAAATTCTTGTCTTTCCTCTTTTGCTTTTTCTGCTCTTTTTTTGAAAAATAAAACAATACCCATGTTTTAACCTCTCTTTCTATGTACTTGTAACGTTAAGATGTCATTATCTTTGAACATTTCGCAATTTGAAGAATCGTCGTCGATTGCGCAAATTACGTCATATTGATTGCGAATACAATCAAGCCAAAATTTCTTTACGGCGCAAGATTCGCTTTTGTCGTTAATATCTCGCATTAACAAAATGTATGAAAAAATATTTTCCGCAAATTGACCGATTGCCATGTCTAATTTTGCGCGCGTCTGCGCTTCGATTTCTTGACTTCTCGCCGTCAGGAATATAATTCTAATCCCCGCCGAATTAAACGCACTTAATAAGTCAATAACGTTCTTATTTGCGATAACATCAACATCGTTCGCATGCCTGTTGAAATATTCCCACTTGTCGTTTCCGCTCAATCCTAATTCATTGATTTTGTCGAATATGTGTTCGGAATCTAATAAAACCCCGTCAATATCGCATATAACCGTTTTCTTTTTCATTGAATAAACCTCATTTGTTCTATTTGTACATCTGCCATATTAAAAATTTTTGTTTGTCGTTTTGCTTCCGTTAATCTCTCGACGCTTGCTTTGTGATATTCTGAATCTATTTCAATGCAAGTATAATTTCTGCCGAGTTCGTGGCAAGCCACCGCCGTCGTTGCGCTTCCTGAATAGCAATCAAGAATCAAATCATTTTTTTTTGACCGCAAATTCAAACACCATTTGAAAAGTGCAAGCGGTTTTTGTGTCGGGTGGATTTTATCATCCTTTAACGCAAGCGCGCGGGGATAAGTGAAAATTCGCATTGCCTTATCAAACGATGTCCATGCAAGTTCGCCGTCTGCAAGTGAAAAATCGCGTTGCCCTTTGTCCCAACATAGCCACCCCTGACTTGGTTTCAATAAATCTGCGAAATAGTTTCCGCCCCATATTATTTGATTTTTTGAAACGCGTATCATTTCGCGGAAGTCTTCCAACGTCGGACGGGCTTCGTCCCATGTCTTATGTTTAAATTGCGTGTAGCCATAGCGTCCGTCAGGGTCTTTTTTGATTCGTTGTCCGATTATGTCTATTCCATACGGCGGGTCGGTTAATAGCAAATCAAAGCATTTGTCGGGAAGTTCTTTCAAAACGTCGTGAAAATCTGCGTTGATTATTTGATTTTTTAACGCTTCTATTGATTGCATGCCTGTTTTCCCTCTTTTTTAACTGGTACGATACGATATTCAAGGCAATGAACAGACGCATTTTTCTTTGCGCGTTGTATGAACTCATAACCGTCAAGCCCTTTTTCGCGCGCTCTGCGGAACGCTCTATCTGCTGAACTTGATTTCAATTTTTGTTGCATTCCAAAGTTTGAAAACCAACCGCGCATGCATAACGCGACGACTTGTTGTTCTTGCGTTAATTTCTTTACTTTTTGCATTTTTTCAAACCCTCTTTTTTCTCTAACTGCGGGCGGAAGAAGTGCCAAAATAGACATAAAGTCATTTTGCAATCAGCGGAAGAATCAATCATCACTTTTGCGAAAACGTTTCTTATATGAGTTCGCACCGTTCCCTCTGATACGCTCAAAATTTCCGTTATTTCTTTAACTGAAAAACCGCTTGCGTACATCTTCAAGACGCGAACTTCGCGCGAAGTAAGTTTCTTTGACAAAACGTCCGTAATTCTTTTGTTTTCAAAATGTCTTCTTATATCCATTTCAAGCCCTCTTTGTCGCTTAATCTTTGTTAGCGATTTTGATTTCGTCCACCACGATGTAAGTTTTTATTCTATTTGTGCCGTCTTGCGCTTGGTAAGTATCGACCGCCAAACGTCCGCAAACCATGACAAGGCTTCCGCTTTTCGCGTATTCTGCGACAAATTCGGCTTTTTTCGCCCACGCGCGACAATCAATCCATGTCGTGCGTTCGCCTTTTTCTTGCCCTGCCCATTCTTTAATTGCTACGGAAAAATTGCAAACACATTTCCCCGAATCAAAATATTTCATTTCAGGTGTTTTCCCGATGTTTCCCGTAATAAAAACTTGATTAATATCTGACATTATTTCCCCTCTTTCTTTACGAATTGCACTTCGTAAATGGTTTTCGTTAATTCTGATAAACTGTTCAAGACGCAAGGTTTAACGTTCTTAAACTCTTGATATGATTCGCAATCTTCTTCAAAATATCTTTTGATTAGAAAACTTGCGGTCAATAGCGCATAAAATCCGATGTATAATTCTGATTTACCGCTGAAAGCAAATCGCAAGACTTTCGCCATTCTGCGAATCGTGTTCTTAACTCTTTTTTCTTCAAGGTCGTTTAATTGCATTTTGTCCCCTCTTTTGTTAGTCGGTAATCTTCGCCCGACATCGTTACAACGAAACAAGATTCCATAAGACGGCTAAGCATTGACGCGCCTTTGTTGTTTCTTTTTCCGTTGATTTCAACAATGTAATTATTTTCAAGGTCCGCAAGGCTTCCCTCTGTTGTGATTATTGTCGGCAATTCGTTTTCATAGCGCGCGTTAATAATTCCGTAAATTTCGGAACATAGCCACAAAGTGCCGTTTTCTTTGCCCAAATCGTCAATCAAAAGAACTTTAACCGATTTCAATTCTTTTTTTATTGCGGGTGTAAATTCCTTTAACTCATCAACTAGCGCGACAACGTTAATCACTTTGACAGGTATTCCCTGATTAAGAATGTTATTCGCAATCGCGCAAGCAAGATGAGTTTTCCCCGTTCCTACACTCCCCTGACCTATAAAAATAATGTTTGTTCCGTCTTCAATGTTTTTATGGATATTTTGCGCATATTCAAACGCTTTGTCGTATGCTTTTATTTGCATTTCGCTTTCACGTTTGAAGTTTTCAAAAGTTCTTTTTATAAAACGTTTGCTTGATCTTGCTTGTTTTCTGTATTTTTCCGCAAGTGTAGCGTTCTTTTTCGCAATCAAAAAATCATTAACGGCGAATAAGTCGTTTGTTTCGTCAAACATTCTTCTTGCTTCTTCTGCAATCGTTGACGCTTCGTCAAAATAGCAATAAGACGGCAAATAAATCAAATCAAATGCACTTTTGATATTTTCAGGCTTTGCCCCGAATTTTAATTCTAAAGACTGTATTTTTCCCATTTGTTCGATACCTCTTGATTTTCCTGTTGTGTTTGATTTTTCAAAAATGCGCTTTTATCCTCTTTCGGCAAATCGTAAATCGTTTGCCAACCTCTCGCGATAGTGTTTTCGACTAACGCTTCGGCATATTCGACATTGTTGTTTGATAAACGGACAAACTTTAAAAAAGCACTACGGACTGAATCTTCCGTTTTAAATTGCTTTTTAATGTCCGTTTTGTATTGCAAGAACCGCATGAAAGAATCTGAAAGAAAATTATATTTTTTGATTTCATCGTCTGACGCAATAAGTTTTTGAAAAAAACTTTTTGCAACAAAATTCTTTTTCTTATCATTCTTATCATTCTTTATATTCTTATCATTCTTGTTTGTTGCCCCTTGTGTGTCGCCTGTTTGCCCCTCGTTTGCCTGTTGAATGTCTTTTGATTGTCCTTTGTCTGCCCCTTGTGTGTCGACCGTTTGTTCTTCTTCCTCGTCTTGGTTGCTTCTTGGTGTGCCTTTTTCTTGATATTCGTCATATTTTAAAACTTTAATTATTGAAAAATGATTGTTGCTTTCGATTGAAAGTTCTTCCGTTTTTTCAAGTTTTTTTATGGCGACACGAACTTTTTTCAAAGATAAATCAAGTTCATTTGCGATTTTTGCGTAACTTGTTATTAAAGAACCACGTTCGATGATATTTCCGCGCCACTTCGCGGTTTCATGATTAGCCGTTATCAAACAATGCAAAAATACGCGCATAACATTCGCGTCGTCGTACCATTCCCACTTAATAAATGAGCGATACAACTTAATAAATCCTTGCGATTTATTTTCTTCTATTTGATCTATTTGAAACCCGTTTTGCATTTTTAAACTGCCTTTGATTCTTCTTCTAATAGTTCCGCTTGTTTCCATTCAAGCAATTTTGCGATGTAGCGAACACGCATGAAGTCGCGTTCTTCGTCCGAACATTGTTCCGACGGTAAGCGAATAATCAATCCATATTCTTTAACCCGCTTCCCGCTATAAACGGGCTTTTTTAGACAATATTCCATGCCTGTTCTTCCTTTTAATTTTGCAAGTCTTCAACGTCGTTATGTTCGATAAAATATTCAATGATTCTTCTTCCAATATCGGCGCGTGGCATTCTCAAATCTTTTGCGTATTCGTCCAATTTTTGAAAAGTCGAAATCTTTAAACTTGTCGAAAATCCTGTTTTGAACTCTTTTTCACTTGACATTTTCTTATCCTCTCTTTTTTCATTACGAAATATCACGACAAACTAGACAAAAAACTTGCCATTTTTCGTGTTTTGTGTTATTAAATACCTAAGTAAAATAATAATTAAATTATTAAACTTATCATTAACTTGATTAAATATTATCAAAATGATTATAAAATGTCAAGCATTATTTTAATAAATGATAAGTTTTTATTTCAGGTAAGGTCTAAAATATGAATATTATTGAATTGCAAGACAAGTTAGAAAAACAAAACATTAATCTTTCTGCCCGTGATATTTGCGAAATATGGGGCATGAACGAACAAAATTTCAGTAGAAAAAAGAAACAAGGAACTGCAATCAAGCATAAAAACATTGCACAATTAGAAAAAGAATTAAACATTTCATTAACTGACGCGGACAAAAAAGCAATACAAGTCATTGAAGAAGTAGAACGAAATAAGGTCAAGAATACATTTGCGACGATAGAATACTTCCCCGATGTTTATTTGTCGGCGGGTTATGGTGTCGAAGTTTTGGACGAATATTCCGAATCTATTGTTATTGATTCACAATTCCTAACAAGCGAACGGGGCATGCGTGTCAATCCGAAAAACTGCAAAATGGTAAGAATTAGCGGAAATTCCATGTTCCCTGAATATCATCACGGCGACCGCGTAATCATAGACGAATCCGACCAAAACTTGACGGACGGTCAAATATACGCTTTCCGATACGACGGTCAATGTTATGTCAAAGAAATTAACCGCGCGGGGAATAAAATTAAATGTATTTCAGTAAATAAAGAATATGAACCGTTTTTCATTGAACGCGATGTCGATTTTAAAGTTTTCGGACGTATTCTTCCGCGTATTAGATTATAAGAGGTGTTGCCATGTTTGAATTATTAATAATTATCTTTACTTTGACGGTTGCAATTTTTATCATAAAAAATACAACCAAACAATTAACCGCAAAACCAGAGCAAATAAAATTTGATTTAAAAGTCTTTTTTATAAATGGTTATTGTAATTATAATCCTGTGAAACTTCAAAAAGGGGAATGCAAATTCAAAGTCGAAAATGGAATGTTTTGTTTTGAGCAAAACGGGCAAATTGTCGAAGACAATATTTTTGATATTTACAATATAAGAACTTGGACATACGAAAATTATGTTTATATTGCAATTAGAATGAAAACATCGAGCGAATACAAATTTTCATTATCTATCAAGAGTGATGTTGAATCATCAATAGAAAAAGCCTTGTTATTGGGTATGTTGAAAATGTTTGAGAATCTATGCAAAAAATTAAAAATCGACTTTGTAGAATGCGGGGAATCGGGAAATGACGAAACAACCGAAGAAGACGACGAATAATAACAAAGCTGTATTATATGCCCGCGTTTCTTCCGAACGGCAAGAAAAAGAGGGGTTTTCAATTCCCGCGCAAATAAAACTTTTGCGGGAATATGCTTCAAAGAACAATTTTAAGATTGTTGAAGAATTTGTCGAAGCCGAAACCGCAAAACGTGCGGGAAGACATCAATTCAATAAAATGATAACGTTTTTAAAGAAAAATAAAAGCGTTAAGACAATTCTTGTCGAAAAAACCGACCGTCTATATAGAAACTTAAAAGACTATGTAACCATTGACGAAATCGACGACGTTGCGATTCACTTTGTGAAAGAGGGTCAAATATTAAGCGAACAAAGCCGAAGTCAAGACAAGTTCATGCACGGGATTCGTGTTCTTATGGCAAAGAATTATATTGACAATTTGTCGGAAGAAATCAAAAAAGGATTGAAAGAAAAAGCCGAACAGGGCTACTATCCGCACAAACCGCCTATCGGTTATAAGACCGAAACACTATCAAATCAAAAGAAAATACTTGTCGTTGATTCTGCGACTGCGCCTTATGTTCAACAGGCTTTTGAATGGTACGCGACGGGACGATATACTTATGTTACGCTTGCAAAGACATTGACCGAAGACGGATTCCGTCCGAACGGTCATGCTTGCACTTCAAAAAACATTGAAAGAATTTTGAACAATCCTTTTTATATTGGAATGTTTAAATTCAACGGGAAGCATTATTCAGACGCGCAACACGAAGCGATTATATCAAAAGATGTATATTTTATCGTTCAACGATTACTTGCGCAAAAATACCCCACCAAACCCCGCAAACACGATTTCGCATATAACGGGTTGATTCATTGCAAAAATTGCGATTGTCAATTAGTCGGCGAAATTAAAAAAGGTAAGTATATTTATTATCATTGTACGAACTCAAAAGGGCTTGATAAGTCGAAGCCGTCAATTCGGGAAGAAAAAATCGAAGAATCTTTCGCGGACTTTTTAAAAGAACTTTCCATGCCTGTTTCCGAGTTTGAAAGATTGAAAGAACAAGTCAAAGACTTTGTAAATCAGGGCAATGATTACATAGAACAAAAAACCGCCGAAATGAAACATCGTATTGATGTTTTAAATCGACGGTTAAGCAAATTATATGATGACCGCATGGACGGTGTAATTTCTGACGAGTTTTATTTTGATAAGCGGGACGCGTGGCAAAAGGAACTTGACGACACTTTGTTTGCATTTAATAAGACCGCGTCGTCCAATCGAACTTTAATTGATAGGGCAAACCTTGTAATCGAACTTTCAAAAGACGCATATTCATTGTATTTGAGCCAAACACCAAAAGAAAAAGCGGATTTGATGAAATTATTAACAATCGAACTTTTGTTCGACGGCGCAAATCTGCTAATAACACCGCATTCCGCTTTTTCAAATCTATTAAATTGTCTTAAAAGTCATAAACTGGGCATGAAGAGACTCGAACTCCCACGCTTTCGCACTAGTTCCTAAGACTAGCGTGTCTACCATTCCACCACATGCCCATATTCAGTTTTCAACTTTTTGACGTTGAGCGTGTCTACCCCTCTCACCCGACCTGACATTTAGTCAGCTCGTGTTCGGCAGAGTACCACATGCCCATATTCAATTTTCAATCTTCTCTCAAAGTAATTCTATTCTAGCCTGAAAAATATAAAATGTCAATAAAAAACTTCTTTATTATAAAAAGTCCAAATTTAGTTTAACTAAATTTGGACTTTAAGATCTTAGATCGG